CATCAACATCTTCGTCTTCTGACGGTTCTGATAAATATGAGAACCGGCTTTAACGGCTAAGGATATCGCTTTTAACCACATGGTATTTCTCCTGTCTTCTTGTACCCATATATTCTATCATTTTATTAACACAATCGTAAGCCCTATCGCCTACACAACGCCATCTCCACAATTGTCTAAATCTTTCTTCCTTTTTTTTGGTTTTAAAAACAACACCACCGAACATATCTTGAAATCTTTGGATAATATCCTCGTCACCCATTTCAATTGTAGCTGCAAAGGCTCTTTTTTTACCTACACCTTTAGACCAAATTCCAAAACTACCTTCACCATCAAATAAACCTGATAGCCAGATAATTTTACTTCTTTTTGAGAGTTTTTCGTAAGAGTTTTTTGGCATCTTTGAGTTTGATCCCTTGTGGATTGGGTCCTTTCTTAGGCGGTGGCCCATATTTTTTTCCTCCACTTAATCCTTTCCTCATTTTTGCTTTAATTTCTCTCTTGCTATATCTAATCTGTTCTCAGACTGCTCATCTTGTTGTGCTAATCGGTTATATTCAAAATCTAAACGCGCTGCTTCTTTCATTTGTTCTTGTTCAGCTTTAAATCTTGTCTCTTCAGCTTTTCTTTGAAGATCCATAGCTCTTAAATCTATTTCTTGTTGTTTAATTTTAACTAATGGGTCTTGTTTACCTGCTTGTTGTTGCATTTCACCTTGAACAAGCTCTTGTGTAATACGTGCAGCAACTTTTGCAACCTCAGCTTCGTACATTATTTCAAATTGTTGCGGATCTTGTTGTGCCATTGCAGTCATTTGTGGATTTTCCATTAACATAGCCTTAACTTCAGCTTTAGCTTTGAATGAAACGTGATCTGAAATGTGTGATTGTAATAAAGCATACACTTGTGGATTAATTTGCACCATTCTAGATTGCATAAATGCCATGTGTGCAGCTAAATGAGCGTCATGATCTTGAAATTCAAACGCTGTAAGTAGTTTCATCTGTAATGCACGTGCATTTTCTTTAGCTGGATCCAAAGGTTCTGGTTGTTTTGGTGGTGGTTTAAGTAAAGCTTCAATTTGTTTAGTGCCTAACGCTTCATAAACACGTCTATAGGCTTCGTGAAGGTTGTGCATTGCTGGATTTGACTGTGCAATTTGTAATTGTGTCTGTGCAAGTGTCACTCTTTGAGCCATAGACATAATATTTGGGTCTGCAACAGGTAAAATATCGACTCTGTTATCAAAATCTGCAGCTTTAATTTGTCTAGGGCCACCGTAAACATCATATGGATACTCAGGTGGAAGTGATTCACCGCAAATTCTTGCTAAAATTTTAAATTCTAAACGCATTGCATAGTAACATCGCTTATGAACACCACTCATTACTCGTGATCCTCTCTCCATTAGAGCAACAGTTGTCCCTACAGCTCTATTTTGAACGTCATTACCAATGTTTGAATCTGTAATAGCAGCAAATTTTTGTCCTGCTTGTACTACAAAACCTAAAAGATTGTATAAAGTTACTGATGGCTCTGTAAATGGAAGATTAAAAAACTGATCTCTAATGTTTCCACCAGGTGCATCTACATCTCTAAACTCTCCTGGTTGAATTGGTTGGTCATCATCTCTAACTCTAATCCCTCTAGATTTAAATCCAGCAGGTAAATTCTTTAAAGTTCCTGCATCAATCAATTGTCTTAGTGATTGAGTTGCAGCTTGTGATAGTCCACCAATCATGTGAGTTAAACCAAAACCATAAAAACCTAGTCCTGGTAAAAATTTGTAGTGTACAAAATATTCTGTTCTTGAATACGTAATATCATTTGGTTTGTAATTTCTATAAATAGATAAAATCTCTCCCGATCCCTCATCAATAGTTACAAGATATGGAATTTTAATTTTCTTAGCTTTGTCGTCAAAGTCTTCGTAATCATCTAAATTTAAATCCACATGCATTTCTAAAATATTATGCAAGTAATCATCACCTGTTCTTTTGATTCCTTCTAATTGATTTAATTTTTTCTGAACATCATCTGGCTCAGAATTAGATTCAATCAATTCAATGTCTCTATAAAATCCTGCAGCTTGTTTTTTAATGACTTCGTTTTGTGTCATTTTAATGACATGTGTAATTCTCTCACAATCTTTTAAATCTGATGCAAAGTAAGGTACAACTAAATCTTCAGCAGGTACAAACTTAGATACAGGTCTATCGAGTAATGCATCGTAATAAACTTTTTTAAATGTAGATCCAGATAGTGGTAGATAAAATAACATCTGATCCATATCAGTTGTGTAGTCTTCCATCTCTTCCATTAGAAGATAATTCATATAATCTTTAACTCGATCTGCTTGTTGTTCGGTAGCCGGTGTCTGTAAGCCGATAACCTGTGTTCTTACAGGACCATCACTTGGTACTAATTCTTTGTAAGCTTGTGCTTGGAATTGTGTAACTGATTCAGCGAGTAAAGGATGCGTGACACCGGAAGCTCCTTTAAATGGTTTGGTTACTTCTTGATACTTGGTGCCTAATAAATCTAAACCTTTAATATAAGCATCTTCCCATTCTTTTCTGGAAAGTTTATCTTTTTTGTATTCATCAATTAAATCACTAGCCATAGATTTGAGCGTTCGCTCATCCATTGACTCTGCTAAATTTGCATTGAAATCATCTTGAGGTCTCTCTTCAACCGTTTCTTCACCCTCGACTTCTACCTCAGGTAAACCTTCTGGTTGCTCTTCGATTGTTTCCTCAATTTTATCTTCAATAGTGATTTCTTCGTTGTTCTTTTCTACAGCCATATCTTATACTACCTTATTGGTTTAAATATATCTACTACTAATCCACCTTCCTTACGATAGGTCTTCAAAGTTTGTCTCATAAGTGGTGACACCTTAATCGCAAATGCATCAAAATACAAGTTCGGATCTGAAGGATCTACGAATGTGTAACCGTCTGCAGGAGTTTCTGCTGCATCAGTGTGGTATTTATTAGTTATTTCTTTGTTTGATAATTTGTGATTCTGAGGGTATTTGAATCGATCGGTTTCAATTTGTTTATATGGTTTTTTAGGATCTGATAAAGAAATTTTTGTTGGCCCTGCTTTTGAATCATAAAATTTTGCAGTCTTCTTCATGACTTCAGGCATTACTGCTTTTCCTCTTGCATCAATTCCTTTACCACTTGCGTAACCATAAAATCGTTCATTACCCTTTTTGTATCCTTGTCTGTAACTTAATTTGTTAAACGGGGCAACGGCTACATAATCCACATTCTCTTTAGCAGCTTTATTCAATAAGTATTTAAGAGCATGATCTCCATAAGCATCAGCCTCGACTAAGGGGAAATAATCATATTTTTCTCGGTTACCACTACCATAAATAGATTGTCTTGTATAAGTCATTTTAATTTTTTCATTTATATCTTGTAAATCATTTGCAATTGCATTTGCTTTATTAGTTTGACCAAGTTCAATAGCCTCGTCCATATCTTTTAACATCTTAGATCTATTCTGAGATAATAAATTTAATTCAATATCTTTTTGGAATGGATTGATTCTTTTTTCACCAGACAGTTGTTCTGCTTTGGTTAAAGCTTTTGCAACTTTTTGGTTAGCATCAGATTGTATTTCGTGAATTAAAAAAACCTTTTTTCCATCTGGAGTATATCGTGTATCGTACCTTACGTGATAGACCATGTTTTCATTGACACCGTCAAAGTGACCAAATGTTTTTCTAGCAGCAGAGTTACCAGGAATATCTTCATTCAGTCTCCAAACTGTTTCTCGGTAATCATCACCACCTTCAAGTGTATAATTTCTTTCGCCCTTATATCTTGTAGCTATAGTTTTATCTGCAAAAGGTTTTGCAACATCATCTACTTCACCAATCAATTGATTAATAATTCTTTTCTCATCCGCATTTAAATTTTCAGATCGTTTAATTTTATTCAAACTTTCAGTAATACTTCTACTTGCTTGTTTAAAAGAGTTTGTATCTGATCTTGTTGTTAACAATCTTGATTGATATTGTGCATCTTTCATTTCACCTTCAAGAGCAAATAATTTTCTTTGTCTGAAGTTTTCTGTTAAGCTGTCGATTTGTTTTTGAATCACAGGTGCTTTAGTTTTTAATTTTTCCACAGCCCCTTTTGGTATTCCAAGTTCTACAGGTTGTAATCTATTTACAGGATTTAATTTAATCATACTACCTAAAGTATTGGCATCTAATTTTAATCCAAATTTTTTAGCTGCGTATAGTAACCCACCTGTTAGATCTCCAGCTTCATTAAAACTGGCTAGGTTGGAATCAAAAAGTTCTTCCTTATTAATTGTTACTTCTTTACCTGCAAATGGGCCACTATCATATTTAAATTGCTTGGGTCCTCTTTCAGTTTTAGTTGCAGGTTTTCCAAATATTTTAAAGTTTACTTTTCTAGTGGAAGTTAAATGATCTAGCCATTCATCTGCACTAAACTCGCCTCTACCTTTTTTCATTACCCAGTCATAAGTAGAAGATCCAAATATAGGTGCTTGATCATCACCCATATGTAATGGTTTAGTTTTCTTTAATGGTGCTGAAACAACTGGAGCTTTGAATTCTTGTTCAGCTAACTCTTGTCCAGTTTTCTGTAAGGATTCTTTTTCGTAACCTAGAAGTTTTTGTTCTTTGCCGGTGGCCGGTTGACTTGATACTTTCTTACCTCCAAGTATCTTCTTACCAATCCCTTGAATGATTGCCTTTAGGGACATGTGTCCCTCCTTATGTGATCTTAGTAGGTCTTGTTCTACCTAGTTTGCAGCCTCTAGCTTT